GTCTGCCCCCGCGCCTTTCCCCCAGACCCCCCCCGGCCGCCCGCCGCCGTAACGGCTCGTGGGGAAGGCTTTGAACCCCTCGATGCGGAAGGCCACGTTGGCATCGCGTAGGATGCGCAGGGCCGTGGGCGTCGAGGGGCGCCGGCCGTCCACGTGACTGATGTAGACGAACAGCTTCGTGGGGAAGCGCCGCTTGAGGTCTTTGTATTCTGAAAACTTCAGATCCATGAATTGCACGGAATCGATAAAGACGATGTCCGCACTGCGTTGCCGCCGAAGCCGTTCGCACAGCTCATCCTTGCTTTCCCGGTCGAGTAACATCCAGCGGGCGCCCGCCTCGAGCAAGCCGGCGCGGTCGACAGCCATCTGGATCGTTCGCGAATTGCCCTCCTCGACGCTGTTGTAGGCCACGCGGCCGAAGGCGGTCAGATACTTGGATAGCATCATAGCGAAGGTCGTTTTGCCATTCTTCGTGTCGCCATAGATGATCCAGCTGCCCGTCAGTTCGGGCTCGCCCACCGCATCGCGCCATACACCGTCGAACCCGAGGGTGTTGAACTTTGTGGTCAGCACATTGCGCGCCGTCAATGCTCTTTTCATAAGCTAAAATCTAAAAGTGAAAAGTGAAAAGTGAAAAGTGACCGGGTACCCGATGGCGATCTCCCGATGCGGAGTACCTGGCCATTTTTCGTTTTTAGTTTTTAGTTGTTAGTTCCCTTCGAGAGTTCGATGTTTATGCGTCGGAGGGATGGCGTGTTGTCCTCGCCCATCAGACGGCGAAGCAGGCGGTTCACATCCGTATCCGCCCCGGCGTTGGCTTTAATGATCATCGACGCCGTCAGTTGCAGGAAGCGCTCGGCCTCTTCGCGGGCCGTGGGCACGACCTTGCCGTAGCGCTTGCCAAAGCGGCCGAAGATTTCGGCGTAGCCCACCTTCTTGTTGTCGATGGCCCGGCGAATCTTTTCGCTGAGGCCATCCGCGCCCATCATGTAATACCCGCAGCAGTGCTCCGTGGCGTTCCATAGGGCTTTGATCTCGAGAAAAGCCTCATAGCTGAGGTCGCCCGCCTCGTCGAGGATGACCAGCGGCCGATCGAGCGTTTTGAGGTAGAACACGAGGTCGTTGTAGACGTCCGCCAGCCGTCCCGTGCTACCCACGCCAAACTCCCGGGCGATGCCCCGCAACAGCTTTTGCCGCGTTTTGACTTGCGAGCAATCCACGTAGACGGCATTGCGGTGCGTTTTGACGTATTGCCGGGCGGTGTAGGTCTTTCCGATGTCGGTCAGGTCGCAGAGCATGGCCGAGAGGCCGTTCTGCTGGCACATTTCGAGCTGCGCCGTGATGTATTTGAAGACGGGCGTTTCGGCCGTCTGCCATGCCGGCGCATCGGTCAGGCCGACGCCCAAGCGGCGGGCGATGCTGATCCACTTTTCGTCGGCCAACACCCCGACCGTCTCGCCCCGCTTGATGCGGCTGTATTGCGCACTGCCTATGCCTAACGTGGCGGCGAAGCGGGCGTCCGAGCCGTCGAAATTGCCCCGACGCGCCGCCAGCGCGGCCCGGATTTTCTCTTTGTATTCGTTCGTTACCATGATTCTTATGTGTGCTTTGTGTGTTTACAATTGATCGATCGCGCGGGCGGCCCAATCTTCCATCGAGGCCGTGAGCTCGTCTTCCTCATAGCCGATCGGCTGGCGGGTTTCGACGATTTGGACGGGCGCCGCGGCCGTGGCCTCAGCTGTCTCTTTACTGATCCGGCCCACCTGGGGGATCTCCCGGCGCCGCTCGCGGATCATCCGGTCGAAGCGCGCCGCCCGCTTGTGTTGCGTGAGCATCCGCGCCTCGTCCGCCTCAGTGCGTTCCGCGGCGCATTCGTTGTAGGCCATCTCCGCCCGAGCTGTCGCCTGGCCGATGTAGACGTCGCCCTGATAGAGGTAGACGCACGGCACTGAGCCATCCTCGAGGGGCAGCCAGTAGGCCGTCACGCGCCGATCGTTCGGCTGGAGGCGGCTGAGCATATCAAAGTCCGCAAGGGCGAACTCGGCATTGGCTACCCGCACGTAGTCGTTGTTGCGGATGGTCGTTTCCGTCACGTTGCCGATGTGTTTATACAGCCTTTCCGGCGCGATCGGCCGGAGGCCTGGGTTGGCGTGTTTCAAAAGCACCTCGCGGCGGGTCAGCCCGGGGAACTCTTTCTGCCGCGGGTGCAAGGCGTTATTGTGTAGTTCGATGTCGGCCAAATCGTCGGCAATGATCGTTTGCGGTTGAAAAGTGGGATCGATGAAATCGCCGTGCACCTTGTTGCGCACGCTTTTGAAGGCCTCCGCCTTGCCATACCAACGGCCGCGCATGTGCCCTTGCTTCTTCGATGTGCCCCATTTGAGCGACCGGATGTTGTGCTCGGCCCGTTTCTCGGTGGGCGACGAACAAAAACGGACGAATTGGAAGGCCTCGGGTAGCCAGTCGATGTTTTGCATCAGGTGATGCTCTACTTCCAGCTCCGCCGGCATGGGCAAACCCAGCTCCGTGAGCTCGCAAAAGACGTTGCGGAAGGCCTCCATCACGGTGTCAAGCGTGGGCGTGCCCACGGTGTAGGCCGGGCGGAACCAGTAGCCCGAGACGACGTCCACGCAGAGGTATTTGGCCACCCAGCCGCGGGTGCTTTTGCGGGACAGGACGGCGTCGTCCATCGAGATTTTGGAGAGGGCAAACCGGCCATTGTGTCGCACATGCTTCGGGCGCTGCGAGTTGGCGTAGTCGAACTGGCCGTTGCGGTCGGCATAGACGGCCGTCTCATTGACCACGTTTTTCAGGTACCGCCGGATGGTCGAGCAGCTCACCGCCTGCGGGCGGCCTTTGTAACGGTAATCCTCGGGGCGGAACACTTCGCCGGTCGTCCGGTCGAACAGCTCCGTATCGCCCGCCGCGAACTCCATGTAGAGTTCATGCACTCGGGCTGCAAACGGCTTGTCGTTCGTTCGCCAAAGCGCCACGATCAGGTTTTCAGCCCGGCGGGACACCTTCCGCGCCGCGTCGTTGCCCATGTTGCGGGGCAGCAGCGCGGCGTACCCCTCGGCCACATAGGCGCGGAAGGCGCGCTCGAGGCTGCGTGCGTTGGTGTACTCCGGTACGGCCACGCCGTACGTTTCGGCCGACCGCCGGCACTCCTCGGTGTGCCAACGGAGCATTGTCTGCCAGTAAGCCCCTTTCTTGAGCTTCGACCCGCTGGCCGCGCGGCGCTCCGTCTGTCGGGCGAGTCCCTCGCGGAGGGCGTTGAAGATTGAGGCCTTGGCCGTGAGCTGCCGGACGGTCTCTTCCGAGAGGCGTGTCCCGTCTGCTTTTTCGTAAGCGGCGAAGAAGGCCTCCGCCTCCCGATCCATGTCCACGGTGTAGAGCGGCCGGTGTTCCTCACGCGGCACGCGCCCCATCACCCGTTCGATCACCCGCAGCCGGTCGGCCCGGCGGATCGACCGCGCATCGATCACCGTCTCGCCCCGCACCCCGCGGCGCAGAATCTTCACGTCGCCGTTGCGGCGATCGTAACAATACTGCCGATAAGTTAGCCCCGACTGGCACCAGTCGTTCACCGTCAGGGCGGGCACACCATCTATCATTGAGTAAGCGGGCATCGTGGAAACTATAATCTAAAAGCTAAAAATGGGGAACCCGGGCAGCGCATAACAGCCGCCCAGTGATCACTCTCGGATAAGTTTTTGAGGCATATAAGGGTTAGAAAGAGCCATTCGAGGCCGGGTTTTGGACTCCAAAATGGTTTTTGGTGCAATCCTCGGCACGTTTTAGGCTCCAAATCGGTTTTTGGTCAAATCCTCGGCACGTTTTAGGCTCCAAATCGGTTTTTGGTCAAATCTGAGGCTCGTTTTGGGCTTCAAATCGGTTTTTGGTCAAATCCGAGGCTCATTTCGGGCTTCAAATCGGTTTTTGGTCAAATCCGAGGCTCGTTTCGGGCTTCAAACCGGTTTTTGGTCAAATCCGAGGCTCGTTTTGGGTGGTTGTTTGGTTGTTTAGACATTGAACAAAGCAACAATTAATCCTCGCCCAGGTGGTCAGCTATTCGCCGCATTCGTTCCCGGTCACGCCACCAGATCCAGCCCACAGTCGCGGCCAAAGCCAAGTAAAAGGCAATGTCTGCGATCGATTCCGTCCCCTCCGTCGGGCTGCACGAGAGCAACATCCCGAGGCACCCGAACCGGAGCCACATCCCTACGCTCGTCATTCTGAGCGCGCCCAAAAACATCCGTAGGGGCGCACACGCATACGCCTCCGGGCATCCCGTGAGGGATGAATGCCCGCTCTTGCATCTTCCGTTTTTCATTTTTCACTTTTCGTTTTTCGTTGCACTTACGCCCTCCCTTGGATATATCGTTCCACCCGTTCGGCCGTCAGTCTGACCGACTGCCCATCGTCTGAGTCGAACAAGTAGACATCCAACTCCCGGTATCGGTATCGCAGCATTTCGCGCCGCCCCCGGCCCGTGTACCAATAGCACGCGCCGGGCCTCAATTCTCTCGCCTTCATATATAATTCCTCCTTTCTATCACGCTCAACTCTCTGTATAAAACAGCCTCCATCGCCCATTTCAGGCGCTTATCGCTATAAATGAAGTTGCACGCCTCCACCAGCATCTCCTTGCTGCCTTTTGATGAGACACATACAACAGGGAAGTACTCGCCCTCACCACTCCGTTCGATCGCAACCAAAATCGTCGCACGGACTTCGCCATTCTCTTCGACCATTTTTTCCAGCTCGTCCGCCATCTTATGGATCCGCTCGACAAATAGATGCTTACGCTCCTCGATGCCCTCCGTCGTATGGGGGGAAGCGACAAAAACGCCTTTCAGTAAGTAACTCAGCTCGTCAAACCCATAAAGAGCGCTGTCCACCCCCGAAGGCCCCAGTGCCATTGTGTCCTTATCCATTTCGTTTTTCAGCTCTTAATGATCAATTCTATCGCATCGCTCAGCGCGTCGATCCGTGCCTGTGCTCTCAGCAGCTCCACATATAGCGGGTGCGCCGCCTGGACGATCGCTTCGTCCATCAGTTCCTCTTCCAATCGTTCCGCGTCCGCCCGCGCCAGCTCCAACCGCTGGCCCAGCTCGCCGATTACAGATTCATACTTCGTTTCCATCGCGTCGTTTTTCGTTGCCATCAGCTCAGTCGTTCGATGACGGACGTCATCCGCGCCTCCGACAGCGGATTCACATACTCCTGACAGTTCTTTAGCGCCCGTTCCTGCAAAGCCAGCATCACGCTCCCGGCATGCCCACCGGCCTGCCCAGCCACTACCCGCTGCACGAACCACACCGGGTAACCCGTCGAGCGCGCCACCTGTATGTAGTCCCGCCGCGACAAGTAGCGCCTCATCCGCCCCATCATCACCCGTTCCAGCTCTTCCCGTTGCTCGTCGGTCAGCTGAGCCCCCGGATCCACGTAGTAGCCATATTTCCGAAGGCTCGGCAGCACCTCACCCGTCACCCATTTCCGAAACGCCCGCGCCTGCGGCTTCCTGCTTTGAAAAGCCAGACAGTAAAATCCAGACTCATTTACTGCTGTCATTGCCTGAGGGCCTCCGAGGGTGTCCACTGTAATGGACACCCCTTTGTCCTCATCCTCTACACGGGACAAAGCATCCCTGTACTTGATCAACCCCAATACCTCACACACATCTTTAGCGATGAACCACGGCTCATCCTTAATCATCTGCATCCGTACGGATGCCCCTTCTTTCCATTGTAAAATGCTCGTTTCCATTCTTCTTACTCCTTCATTTTAATACAGTTACTTGTTCCTTTCCTTTCTCTTTCAGACCCATATCCAGCGCCCGTTGCCGGATGCGCTTGACCAAGTCACTGCGAAACTCACCGTTCAAAGCCATGTTCACCATCCGGGTAGTCACCCCAAATGCCTCAGCCAAAGCCTTTACCGATGCCGAATCCCGCAGGATCTTTCTCATTTCATTGTTCGTACTCATATATCTTATCTTTAGCGCGCCTTCCTATCAGGAAAGCGTCGCAAACGTATAATCATTTGATGATATAGAGCAACAAAAGATGAAGAATTTTCCAAGTGTAAATGATAGAATCCTGTATTTAATTGATAGTCAGCTTGGTGGCAACAAGAAAAAATTTGCAGAAAGAATCGGATTCGCCCCTCAAGTCGTATTCAATATTGTTTCCGGGAGGAAAAGCAAGCCGAGTTTCGACGTGTTAGAAGCGATTATATCATCATTTGATGAAATATCTCCCGAATGGCTACTTACTGGCAAGGGGGCTATGCTGCGCGAGCAATCGGCGCCGGAAGTGGCTCCCCCACCATCAGAACCGGCCTTCCCCGGCCTTATCGAGAAAATACAGGATCTATCCGTCAAAGTCGGCCGCTTAGAAGCTGAAAATGAGCACTTGCGCGCCGTCATCGAAGCCAAACAGAGGGAGATCGAGGCCAAACAAAGAGAGATCGAAGCCCAGCGAATGAAGATTGAGGCCAGGCAAAGAGAGATTGAGGATAAGGAACGACAGATCAAGCTGATGCGCATTGATCACCTGAAAAAAGAGGAACCCGATATTCATACTCAATATCTCGAACCTGCCCACGCACCTCTACCCCCCGAAAACCCCGTAGAATCCGCCGAACTGTTAAAATCTCAGCCCCAAGAAGCCCTCTTTACCCCCTAAAGACGACCTAAAACGCTGGTTTTAAGCCCCTTTGTGGCGTCCCACCCGTCGCAACTCGCGTTCTTACGCCGTAATAAGGGGCAAAACTCACCTCGAAAAGTCCACAACTTAACACATTATTAACCCGCAAAGGGGGGATTCTCGCCCCCATTTACCCCCATTTTTTGACCCTACTTTTGACCCCAGTTTGACCCTACTTTGACCCTAACTCCAAAAATGGGGTAAAAAAAGAGGGGTGCCCAGACCCACGTCCGAACACCCCGTTTTAGCCCTATTTCGAGCCCTCTGAGCGCCTTTGCTTATCCCCTCAGATATCAGTATTCATGCGCCTTTTCGCGCGTTTTTGGCCCTTTGGGAGGTCTCAATCCAACCCGCCCGTTGTAGGCCCCCCAATTCCATACCCTCGAATCCAACCGAAATCCAAGCAAAATGTACTGAATGTTTGGCGCCCCTTTTTCTCACATCCCTGTCTATCAGTGTTTTCCGTTTTCCCCGTTGTACTTAATGTTTTGTGGGGCATAAGTAGAATCGATAAAAGATATGCCGGTACATTGCCCCAAAGCCTTCATTTTTAGGAAGACAGCAAGCGGGATACAGACTTTTCGCTCT